ATTGGGCTAAGTTTGATATAAGCGATAGAACTAAATTTGATGCTGCTATCAGTTCAGGATTGGCTATTATGGCGAACCAAAAACATTTATACCTTCCTGAGAAAAAAGATCCAAAAATTATTATTAACTTCGCAAGGTATTCGAATGATGGAACTAATAGTCAATTAATTAGATGAAAAACATAAATATAGATATTACATCGTCAGCGTTTCCGAGTCAGTTAGCTACTGATGCGGAGAAAGCTACTCCCCAATTTGGTTTGCAAGTTGGTCAGGCTATTCAGTATGAATGGTTTAGAAAAGACGGAAACTCTTGTAGATATTATAGTCAATGGAGAGAATTTAACAGATTAAGACTTTACGCAAGAGGAGAGCAAGCTACGGGTAAGTATAAAAATGAATTAGCGATTGATGGAGATTTATCTTATTTGAATTTAGATTGGACTCCTGTTCCGATTATACCTAAGTTTGTTGATATTGTTGTCAACGGAATGTCTGATAGGTTATTTAAAGTTAAGGCATACGCTCAAGATGCTATGTCTCAAGCTAAAAGAAGTAAGTATCAGGAAATGCTTGAGAATCAAATGGCAGGTAAACAAGTTCTGTCTCAAATACAAGAGCTTTCGGGAGTTAATCCATTTGTTATGGACCCTGAGAAGATACCTGAAACAGACGAGGAATTGTCATTATATATGCAGCTTAATTATAAGCCTGCTATTGAAATAGCTGAAGAAGAGGCTATCAATACTATGTTTGATGAAAATCACTATGATAACATCAGAAAGAGAATTGATTATGATGCTACAGTAATTGGTATCGGTATTGCAAAACACGAATTTCTACAAGGCTCAGGTGTTCAAATTTCTTATGTTGACCCGGCTAATGTGGTTTACTCATATACAGAGGACCCTTTCTTTAGAGATTGTTTCTATTGGGGAGAGATTAAAACTCTTCCAATTACTGAGTTGATGAAGATTGACCAAAGCTTAACTAAGGAAGATTTACAAGAAATTACTCAATACAGTCAACAATGGTATGATTACTACAATGTAGCTCAGTTTTACGAGAATAGTGTATTCTCAAGAGATACAGCTACTTTAATGTATTTTAATTACAAGACCACGAAGAAAATTGTTTACAAGAAAAAAATTCTTGATAACGGAAATTCCCGTGTCATAGAGAAAGATGATACTTTTAATCCTCCAACAGAAATGATGGAAGATGGTAATTTCGAGAAAATCGAAAAGACTATTGATGTATGGTATGAGGGGGTAATGGTTATGGGAACAAATATTCTTTTAAAGTGGGAGCTTTCTAAGAATATGGTTAGACCAAAATCAGCATCTCAACACGCAATACCTAATTATGTAGCTTGCGCTCCTCGTATGTATAAAGGCGTAATTGAATCATTAGTTCGTAGAATGATTCCTTTTGCTGACCTTATTCAGTTGACACATTTAAAATTACAACAAGTAATTAATAGAACCGTTCCTGATGGAGTGTTCATTGATGCTGATGGTTTAAATGAAGTTGACTTAGGTACAGGCTCTGCGTACAATCCTGAAGATGCATTAAGATTATATTTCCAAACAGGTTCTGTTATTGGTCGTAGTTATACGCAAGATGGAGATTTCAATAATGCGAGAGTTCCGATTACCCAATTAAATTCTAATTCAGGCGCTGCTAAAACTCAAATGCTTATTGCCAACTATAACCATTATATGGATATGCTTAGAACAGTGACCGGTCTTAATGAAGCAAGAGATGGCTCTACGCCTGACCCTAATTCATTGGTTGGTGTTCAGAAGTTAGCGGCTCTTAATTCTAATACAGCTACAAGACATATATTAGAAGGTAGTTTATTCATATACAGAACTTTAGCTGAGGCTTTAACCTACAGAATAGCTGATATTTTAGAGTACTCAGACTTTAAAGATGACTTCATAAATAAGATTGGAAGATATAATGTGTCTATATTAAATGATATTAAAGACCTTTATATTTATGATTTTGGTATATTTATAGAAGTTTCTCCTGATGAAGAACAAAAAGCACAGCTTGAGGCTAATATACAAATGGCATTATCTAAAGGAGATATTAATCTTGAAGATGCTATTGATATTCGTGAGATTAAAAATCTTAAACTTGCAAACCAATTGTTGAAGATGAAGCGTATTAAAAAACAAGAGCGTCAAGAGCAAATGGAAATGCAGAAACAAGCGATGATGTCTCAACAGCAATTAAAATCTCAAGAGATGGCAGGTCAATTATCTGTTCAAAAAATGGAGATGGAGCTTCAGACTAAAATGCAATTAAAACAAGCGGAGGTTGCTTTTGAGATTCAATTGCTACAAAAACAATCTGAGCTTAAATCTCAATTAATGGCAGAGGAGTTTAGTTATAATCAGCAGTTAAGCGGTATGGAAGTTCAGAGTTTAAGTGCTCGTGAAAAAGAAAGAGAAGATGCTAAGGCTAAAAGAATAAGCCAACAAAATACTGAGCAATCTAAGTTAATAGACCAACGTAAAAATAATCTACCTCCATTGAATTTTGAATCAAATGAGGATAGCTTAGATGGGTTTGATTTAGGGGAATTTGAGCCTCGATAAAAAATTAAAAAAAAAGTTATAGATTTGTAACAAATTAAATTAAATCAAATGGAAATTAAAGTAAGAGCGTTAGATGGTACTGAAGAAAAGGGTACTGCACAATTAGAGCAAGAATTGCTTGAAAGACACGAACAACAGTTTTCTGATGTTAGAAATCAAGGAAGTGAAACACCTACGATTGATACAACGCAAATTGACACTCCTCCAATCGTTACAATAGATAACGAAGAAGAAGATTTGTCGGAAGAAAAAGTTCTTTCATATCTTGGAAAAAAATACAATAAAGAAATTAAGTCATTTGATGATTTAGTTTCTGAAAGAAAAGAGTCAGATGATTTACCTGAAGATGTAGCCGCGTATTTAAAATACAAAAAGGAAACAGGGAGAGGTATTAATGACTTTATGAAATTAAATAAAGATGTTGATTCTATGGAGCCTGAAACTCTTTTAAGAGAGTATCTTTCTTCAACTCAAGAAGGTCTTGATGCAGATGATATAGAAGTTTTAATGGACGACTATAGATATGATGAGGACCTTGATGATGAATCAACAATTAAGAAAATAAAATTAGAAACAAAAAAGGCTATTGCTGAGGCTAAAAAGTTTTTTAATGCTCAAAAAGAAAAATACGCAGTGCCGCTTGAGTCAAGCGTTCCACTTATTTCTGATGAGGAGAAAGAAATTTATGAAAACTATAAGCAATATACAAAGCAAGCTAAGACGATAGAAGAAGAAAACGAGAGAAAAAGAAGTTGGTTTGAGCAAAAAACTCAAGAGGTATTTAGCGAAGAGTTCAAAGGTTTTGAATTTGAAGTTGATGGCAAGAAAATTACTTTTAATCCCGGAGACAGAAACGAGCTTAAAAAATTACAATCTACTCCTGCTAACTTTATAAACAAGTTTTTAGATGAGCAAGGTTTAATTAGAGACGCATCGGGTTATCACAAGTCTTTAGCTGCGGCTATGAATCCTGAAAAATTGGCTAAGTTCTTTTATGAACAAGGAAAAGCAGATGCTGTTGATGGAACAATGCGAAATATTAAAAATATTCAAATGTCAGAGCGTAGAGCTCCTGAAGTTTCAAGACCAACAGATGGTATTCAAGTTAAAGCAGTAAATCCTGATTCGGGAAGGAGCCTAAAAATCCGAAGCATCAAAAAAATGTAAAATCTAAAATTAATTAAAAATGGCAAGTGCTTTATTAAACAACCCTACTTACCAATTACAGCCAAGTGCTGAGCAGGTAGCGTTACAAACAAACTACATTACCAACTTCAACTTCTTGAATCAGTATCTTCCTGATACTTATGAGAAAGAATTTGAGCGTTATGGTAATAGAACCATCGCATCATTCTTGAGAATGGTAGGTGCTGAGATGCCTTCTAACTCTGACCAAATCAAATGGGCAGAAC